AATATTTCACATAAGATTGTTATAAACACGCTGTTAAGCGCTTAAAAGCCTTTAAATACGTATAATACATAAATACCCATATTTACTGATATTTACTGATATTTATTACTTATTAAAATACATATTCATATAACTGCATGTTATAAGAGTAGGTTGTTGATTTAAATAGTAATTAATAAATTTATCATATGATCTTTTGTCAAAGGCGATTAGACTATTAATCTTTTAATGCTTCTTTCCAAAATGCTATCATTTCATCATGTTTAAAGTGTTCGGCACGCTCTAACTCTACTGAAAATACAACCTTCAAAGGGTTTAGATATAATATTTTTGCGATATTATATGCCGTTTCAGTACACGGGAAAGATTTGCCTAGCCTAAAATTACTCACTGTACCTCTTGTTATCTCAAGTTTCTTTGCGATTGCATAGTCTGAGGGTAGCTCAAACTCTGCCTTTACCATGTTTAGTAATTGTATTGTTTTATACATTTTACCACCTCAAAAAGTTTTACTGATCATATACTATGTCCAACTCAATTCAACAGTCTAAGTGCATTAGACACGTCTAACCTAATTAGACTATCATTCACCCATCTTAATTTTGTGAATGAAAACTGATGCCTTTTAACGAACAACCTATTGAAGATAAGAAAACTATCTACTTTCAAATAGAAAGTTGGGGCGCTCATTGCATTCAACACAAAGGCGATGTTCATCATTTCAATGGCTCTTTAGATTTAATGAGCTTTTTACAAAGTATCTACGGTGACCAATTTCAGTTATTTGAAGTAACTGAACACAATTGGCAAGAACTACACGACCAAGGTGCTTTTGATGAGCAATAAAACTCCTAAAAAAGTTCCTTATGCGTGCAAGCTTGATGCTTTATCACTCACATGGTCTCCTGAATCAATTCTTCACATTAAACAATTAGCTAAAATCGGTGCTACGGTTAAAAAATCTCGAATCATAGAAGTTAAAAACTCATTAGTTCAACAGAAGCTTTTAAGCGCAGAAATCAAAAAGAATATCTCACTTTGTGAAGCTGAGACATTCAATCATGTTGAATATCAAAAAATCACAGAAGAATACCAAGAATCTTGCACGCGCATTACTCGCGAATATAACGAACGAAAATTTAAGTCTTTAAATAATGATAGTTTCAAACTTGCTGAAAATGAAGTTAATGCGCGTTATGAATTACGTGAAATGCTTAAAGGCGAACTCGACGTTGACACTTCGAAAAAGTATACAGATAGAGTTGATAATTTACTCGACAATATTGGTATCGATTTGGTTGATACATTATGTTGCGGTGAAGCTGAACGTTTTGTATGTCTTTTAAATAAAGTCTTTTCTAAACATTCTTACATGTGGACTGTTCGCAACAATCCATCAGGGCGTTTTAACTATACCTATTCCGCTGATATTTTTGCCGATGGCGAACATGCTGGAATTATCTGTTGGGGCGGTAAAAACCTTGGTTGTTATGTGTCATTTATGGGGTTAGGTTGTGACGCTCTAAATATGGAACGTTTATATAATGAAATTCGTTTCATTCCTGAAATTAAAATTACTCGTGTTGATTTGGCTTACGATGATTACTTGGGTACTCGCTCTATTGATGTTGCTAAAAAATTGGCAGAGCAGGGCGCATTCAATTGCGGCGGTCGTCCAGCTTCATACATGTATGTTGAATCAGGCCATTTAAACGCAGCAGTTAAAAAAACACTTAAACGTCAATTTGCTTTTATTCCCGACAAGGGCCGTACTTTATATATCGGCTCTCGTGAATCTGGAAAGCTTCTCCGAGTATATGAGAAGGGGATTCAAATGGGTGACAGCCAAGATAAATGGGTTCGTTGGGAATTAGAATTGCGTTCAAGTCAACGCGAAATTCCATTGGAAACAATGATTCACCCTGAAAATTTTTTAGCTGGTTCTTACCCTGCGCTTTCATTCTTAAATGAAAAACAATGCGTTATTAAAACAATCATACGCTCGTCACAAATGACCGTTGAAAAAATCATTGAAAACCAAGTTATTTCAACACGTAAAGCTATCAATATGATGAAAGAAATTTGCGGTATGACAGATACAGAAATAATCAATAAATTTTTAGGTGGTTTAAAAGATAGACATAGCAAGGAAGCTTTCCCAAATCGACTATCTATACAAATTACAGAACAACAATTCTTAGAACAAACAACTTAATAGGGGTAAATCATGGAAACAGGTATTTTTTTACGTGGCGTTTTAGTCGGTACTAAAGATGTAAGACGCGATTTTACGGATGCACAAGGCGTTAAACAAGTGGCTGAATATATAGAAATGGGTGTTGAGGTTGAATATACAAATAGCTTTGGTCGTTTACAAAAATCAACTGTTGCTGTTCGTATATCTGAAGCTAAAGCACGTGATTCTGCATTTATGAAATCACTTAATGAAAATCATCTTGCATTTATTGAAGTTCCTGTTAACAACGGTAATTTCAAGAGTCTTTATTTAGACCAAAGTGCGACTCTGAATGTAATTACTTCAGCGAACGCGGCTTAATAATGACAACGCAAGCTGTTTTTTATAACAAAGTAATGAATATCACAGAGCGCGTAAATCCTTTTGTGATTTATTATTGTACTTCTTGTGATTTTAAAGGTGTTGTAAAACAGCTTGCTAGTAAAGACGGTTTTTCTTGCTGTCCAGAGTGCAACGAATTTGATGTACGGGTTCAGAATAACATGGTGAATTTTAATGCTTAGTATGGAAGATTTAAACTCATTAGGTTTGGTCGTGTTTGTTTCTGTATTCTGTGCTTTGTATGCATATGACGTATTTCGCAATGTACTTAAATATATTGGTCGTATTTCTACTTCTTTAGATGAAAAACATCATGATTAATTATTCAAAACTTAAAAAGAACTCTATTGAGGTGTCAAAGCTATTAATTGTTGTATTGCTCGGTTTGGTGGCTTGCTTTTATGTTGCTGAATCAAGTGCGGCAACTGAATGTGTAATAGCTGGATGGGTGACTGAGAGTGGCGGTCGTCCATTACAAGTTGTTTATACTGATTCTGTTTATACGGCAGAAAACTGTTTTGAACAAGCAAACGGCTTTGTAACGTTAAGTTCTGCTGAATATGCACTTTTAAAGCAGCTTGAAGAGCAAATGAATGACGTTTCAATAATTAATGCAGAAGACGCAACAATTGCATTTACGTTTGGAATGTCTGGTTATTTAATATTTTGGTTTGTTGGTTATAAAGGGCGTATGGCTCGACGGGCAATATCATTTATGTAAAGAATTCACAAAGTGAATAAACGGCAATTTTGCCAATTTTTTAAAATTAGGAGATTAACATGGCTGAAGTATTCGCAGCAATTGATTTAACAACAGCAGCAACAGCAATAACGGCATTAATGGTTGTTGGTATTGGCATCCAAATGGCCTTTAAAGCAGGTTACCTTGGTAAGCGTGCTGTTAAGTCGGTTTAAGGGGTAATAAAATGGCTGGTATTTTATCAGCCCTTTTTTATGTTTGTTTTATGATGTTCGGCGCGATGTGTGCCAAAGCAGCCACAGACGGCATATAAAAGGGTTTATTATGAAGTCTTTAATTTTGGCACTTACGTTCTTGTTAGTGCCTTTTTTTTCATTTGCAGATGTGTCTATTTTTTCTAATGGTGTGGTTCCTGTTCAAGAATATCTTGAAGAAATTGTTCCTTACTCTAGTTGTCGTTATAGAGAAGATGGAAGTTGGATAAGTGAAACTATCCCTACCGAGTCATGCATATCAAAAATATCGGCAGGTTATTCTGCTATGTTTGCTTCTTTTATGTCTATAAACACTAGAACAAATGGGACTGCTGGCTCGATAGAGCAAGATGGTATGTATGTTACATATCCTTTTACATATTCTCAATGTTCTTATAATGAAACTGACGGACATTACGGGTGTGTGGGTGCATCTCATGAATTTTCAGGGGCTTTAGAGTCTGCAAGGTCACCAGCTTTGACTCGTACTTGTGATACTGCCACTTTTCCTTTATATAATTATGAAGTTGATTACGATAACGACGGGCTTATAGATGTTTGTGCTAATCCTAATGAGATTCCTTTATACGATGATTGTAAGGTTGGTTCAACTGACCAATTTTTAGATGTTTCACCTTCTTCAACTGCTTCAGCTTGTGACACAAAACCCAACGGTTCTATTTGTAATTATGATGTAGTTGAAAGTGATGCGGGTAATTATTACGCTTTAGATTTAGAAGGTAATTGTTATACAGATTCAGAACCCGCTCCAACGGGTGACCCTTTCGATACTCCAGAAAATGATGATGACTTATGCCAAGATTGGGGAGGTACGGGCTTAATATGCCCTGAAAACCCAGATGATGTATGCGAAGAAACAACTAGTTCCACGGGGGGTGACACTGTATTGTCGTGTCAAGAAGGGTGCGGCGAAGTGAACGGGGTTTTTACATGTCTTGATAACGACCTTGACGGAGATAGCGTTCCTGATTATTTAGACCCAGATGTTGATGGTGATGGAATTCCTAACGATGATGATTTAGATAATGATGGTGACGGAATCGATGACCCTATAGATTTAGGTGATGATAGTACATCAAGTTCAGGTGATGGGGTTGGTGATGTGAATGTTGATGTAGATATGTCAGGCGTGGAGGCTGGATTATCTTCTATTAATGAATCTATTGGTGAAGGTAATGAGCACCTATCTTCTATAGATACTTCAATTTCAGAAATTAAAGATTCGCTTACAACTTCAACGGTTACTTTAAATAAAAAGCCCAGTGAAGAATTAAAAGGTTTTTACGAGTCAGATTATGAAGATGGCATATCTGGTGTATTTGATAAAAAATTTGAAAAGTATTCAAATACAGAGTTTTTTAGGTTTTTAAATAATTTTGCACCTTCTTTTGCTGGTGTCGCACCTGACTTAAGATTTTGCTTTGATTTTGGAACGAATATGGATTTGGGGTGTTTTGAACTATCCATTGACCCTAGAGTTTTTCCTGCTTTAAAGATATTTATATTAATAACGGCTGGTTTTACTTGTCGTAAAATTATATTTGGGGGTTAAATAATGTTAGATTTTTTAGGTGATATTTGGAATCACTTTGTTGACTTTATGTATCAACTTCTACTTACTTTAATTGAGATGTTAAAGGATGTTTTAATTTGGATATTAGATGAGTTAATGGAGGTTGGTATTCTTTTGGTTGATGGGATGGGGGAATTATTGACAGGTTTAGATGTCGCTTCTTATTTTTCTCTAATCCCTTCTGGTACTGCCTATTACCTTAATGCTTTAGGTGTCTCACAGGCTCTAGGTATGATAGTCACGGCTTTGTCTATACGTTTTTTATTACAGTTGATACCGCTAGTTCGGTTAGGTTCTTAATATGATTAATGGAATTGCAGGAAAGCCGGGAGGAGGAAAAAGCTATGAAGCTGTTAAGAACCATGTTATTCCTGCTCTTCAGGATAAAAGAAAAGTAGTAACTAACTTGCCGTTACAAATACAGCATTTCAAAGATGTTTACGGTGATGAGGTTGCTGACTTAATTGAGATTGTTGATTATAATTTTCATGATTACGGAACAACAAGGCCATTTTCTAAAGCTGATGATTTCTTAAAGTATGACGACTGGAAAAATGAAAAAGGACAGGGTGTTTATTTTGTTATAGATGAGTGCCATTTATCTATGCCAAACGGTAAAGTCACGGCTGGTACAACTGAACTTTTAGAATACCTTTCAATGCACCGACATTACGGTCACGATATTTTATTGATAACTCAGAATTTTAAAAAAGTTCATCGCGACATACGTGATATGGTTAATATCGTATATAGGGCAATAAAGAAGTCTTTTAATGGTCAAGACGATGAATATATATTAAAAATTCACGAGGGTTGTACGAGTACAGTCGTCAATACTAAAGAACGAGCTTATGAACCTTATGTTTTTAAGTTTTATAAGAGTCATACAAAATCAAATCAATCTGTTGTTGAGGCAACTACACAAGACATTACTCCTTGGTATAAAAGTGGTTTGATGACTTCTTCATATTTTGTGCTCGGTTTTGGTTTTTTGATAGTTTTAAAGTTGATTTATGATTTGTCGACTGATGATGAAGTTGTTCCTGAGGTTAAAAAAGAGATTAAATCTGAAAGCCATGCTTTAAAAAATATTGGTTCTTCGCCTGTTAAACCTGTTAAACCTGTTTTGCCTGATATCTCAAGTCCACCAAAGAAGAATAGTAACTTTAAAAAACCTGAAGTCGAAAATACTAAACAATTTACAGAATATGAGCGAATGGTTGAAAAGAGTAAATCATATCATCCCTTTTACAAAGTTGAGCTTTCAGTAACCGGTTATGCAGAGGATTATAATTATAAAATTATGTATTTTAGTGCTCAGCAAAATGGGCAGCATGTTTTTTCAATTACTAGTCACGATTTAACGTTGGCTGGTTATGACCTACGTGTTTTAACGGGTTGTTCTGTTAAGATTACCTATCATGAATATGAAGATTTTATAACTTGTAATTCACCACAGCAGCGTATTTCAGGTACAACTAAAATTGCAAAATTAAACTAGCGGTTTTTATTAAAAGTAAGGAGGGGCCCACGCAAGTGGGAGGTCCCTTGTCTTTTAATAAAAGTTGCTAGTATCTTACTATGATTAGCCTTCAGTAATTTATTCAATAAACATCCTGCTCTTATAAAATTCAGTGATAGAAATGATTTTTAACTTAGCGAGAATCGAGCGGGTTTAAAGATGATTTTAGCGCAATTTAGATAAATTATATGGCGTATGATTCCATACAAGGCTTCAATGGTGTTTTAAATGGTTTTGTTAGTTATTGATAAATATGCATCCCCGTTTAGTAATACGGGGATAAAGGTTAGGGAGTTGTTGAAATAGAAGAGTGAGAAGGTCTGTATCAGGGAGCGATAGCGACCGACCTTTTTATGTGACGCGCCTGGATAACTTAGTGTGACATACCGGTAAATTAAAATGTGACGCGCCTGGTTGTAAAAGTGTGACGTAACCAGGGATTAATTTGTGACGCTTTTTTTTGTCACGTTTATTTTCTTTGCTAAGTCACAGTTTATTTAGTACTCTTTGATTATGAAAAATACATTAATATTATCAATATTTCCGGGTATAGACTTGCTCGGTAAAGGTTTTGAAAAGCAGGGCGCTTGTATTGTTCAAGCTCAAGATAAGATTATGGGTGGTGATATTAGAAACTTTCATCCTCCAAAGGGTCGTTTTGATGGTCTAATTGGTGGCTCTCCATGTCAAGATTATTCACGCTTGAATAGGAAACCTTCAGGAAATAGTGATGCAATGCTAGATGAATACAAAAGAGTTGTACTAGAATCTGATGTTGATTGGTTTTTACATGAAAATGTTATTGGTGCACCTGATTTTACCATTGAAGGTTATTATCAACAGCGTTTTGTTTTAGATTTGGCTTGGTTCTCTGATTATTCACGTAGACGTGTTTTTGTTTTTGGTTCAAAAAAAGATATTAAATTAAATCCTATATATAAGATTAATGGTGAAACTAAGGGAACAGCCGTTGTTGGCAGTGATTCGCGCTCTTATCATGCTTGTTGTCAGATTCAAGGTTTAGATAAACCCCTTGATTTACCTTTTTTAACGAAAGAAGCCAAAAAACAAGTTATTGCTAATGCTGTTCCTTTGCAAATAAGTACATATTTAGCTCAGTTAATAAATACTTCTATTTATGGTGATAAGATAGAGGTTATCGATTCAGTTACAAATAAGTATTGCGCTTGCGGTTGTGGTCGATCTGTTCTTGGTAGAGCCAAAACAAGTAGCTCTGCATGTAGAAAAAGACTGTCTCGTTCTGTCTCTTAA